TTGGCGGATGTCTTGTGGCGTCCGAGATACTGTCCGCCCTTCGGGAGCACGAGCGTTACTTCATACTCGCCGTCCTCGTCGCGCTGGATCGCATAGAACGTCCCCTTGCCCACGTCGTACGTCCACACTTCACCCGGCTCGACCGGTTCGGAGTATGAGTTGTAGGTAGCGACCTTCCATGACTTGATGTCCGCCACCTTGGCTTCATCGACCGACTCACCGAAACTGCTCGCTGCATCACGGTCATCGGTCCCACCGGCGGCGTTGTCCAGTCCAGACGGCTTCTCAACCAACGGGTCGTCCTGATCGAACACGGCCAGCACGTCCGACGTACCGATAGCGTGAGCTTCACCGAAACCCTTGCGCTTGGCAAACGGGCTCTTGGCGGGCGGACGGTACCCAATGGAACCGGGCTTATTGTCCGTCACCTTCCGGGCGTAGTCGCTCGCGCCCTTCTGTGGCGTCAAGTCGTCGGGCGCGTAACTCTTCTCGGCCCCGTCACGATCCTGCACCACGTACCGCACGTAATCACCCGGTACGCCGCTCTTCGTGATGCGCTTCACGACACCGGGGATTCCCTCTGGTGTGTGGACGCCCTGCCCGACCTTGAACGCTTCATCGACTTCTGGATCGTCGATCTTGCGCCCATTGATGCTCACTACGTTGAACCCGTAAAACGAAACTTCCGTGCCATCATCGAGCGTACCGTCGTACACGTCGAGTCCACCAACGTAACCGTACTCTTTGGCCGTCACACGCTTGCGGCCTGACAGGATGTCATTACCGGGAAGGCTCTTGAGCAGACCGGGAGCGGTGCGCTGTACGATCAACGTATCGTCCACGTCGAAGTAACGATTCGGACCCGTAGCTTCATCGAGCCCGCGCTTGCTGATCTCTTTCGTGACGGCCCGCTGGATATACGCGGGGAGATCGTGCCAGTTCTTTTTCTCGTCACCGGGAGCGCCGTCGACCGCCTTGATAATCGCGAGACGATCAGCGGCCTTGACGTGGTTGTCCCACGCCTCACGGGAACCGTACCGGGCCTCAGCGACCGACTCGGCCTTGCCCTTCTTCGACTTCATGCGGTCAGACGAATACGGCCCGTCCAGAATGTCGACCACGTGCCCGCCGACCTTCGCAGCGTGCGCCTCAGCCTTGCGCTTGTTGTCAAACACCGGGGGAGTGTAGCCCGCGTGCAGTCCAGACTTTCCGGGCTCGACGACACGCCAGCGCATCAACCCGCCTTCCTCAACTTCCGACACCCATATGACGTTGACGCTATACGTACCGCCATACTTGGAAATGTCCTTGTGCGGACGGAGACCCTTTTTGCGCGCCGCTGCTTGGAAGCGCATCGCCCCGGCCTTCGTCGTGAACGAATTACTGTTCTTGTAGGCACTGTGCCAATCTTTGTCCTTCGCAGCCAAGTCTCGCGCATCCCTGTCGCTTTGATAATCCATCCTCGAACTACGCTCGGACTTATGCGCGCCTGCCTCACGAGCCGACAACTTCCCCGCACGCTTCTCGTCCCGCAAGTCTTTCGCTATTGCGACGGCATCGGCCTTCCGCCCCGCAATATCGTCCGCCCTTTGGTGTAGTTCGTTCGCTCTCCGCTTATATTCCGGATGATTGTGTTGGCCGCGAAACCTCCAGCGAAGCTGACGCCAATCACGACGCAACTCCCTTGGGATTCCCATTTCTGACACAGTGTCATCCGCGAGTCCCGGATTCGACGTGGCCGCGTCGACCGACTCGGTGTCACGGTCACTGCCTGCATCGGCGGGCTTACCGGGTAGATTCTTGATCGTACCCTGCCCGGACAATCCGATTGCGGTCAAGGCCGCATTGAGATCACCAGTGTCGAGAGTGGCAATCAAGCGAACCGCAACCTCATAGCCGCGTGCCTTTGACTTCTCAACTTGCGGGTTCAACAACGAACGCTGTGCGGGCGTAAACTTCCCCTGCCACGTCCACCACGTCTTACCGGCCTTGCGAATGAAGTAGTGGAGCATCGGTACAGTGGTCGCGGCTTCTGACACACTGTCATCAGCGTTCTCATGGAGCAGCGCGAGCCTCAGAGCGTTGTTCCGCGCTACTTCGCTGTCCCGCTCCACTATAAACCCGTAAGGTCCCCCCTGTCGGGCACTGTCAATACGGTCGTGTACGGTGTCGCGTTCTGCCTCGTTCTCGCACAGTTCCAGCAAGTACGCTTCAACCATCGTGTCGAACTCTGCCGGGAGATCGACATACGTTTCGCGAATGGTCTCAATCGCTTCACGGACTTCATCGAACCGGTACGGGAGCGTGTACGCCTTGCCCTGTACGATTACGCGTGTGCCTTCGGCGATCTCTTCCACGCGCCACGTACGGTAGTCGCTCTCATTCTCCGATACGGTATCGACTTCTTCCTCATCCTCGTTGGGCTCAACGGGAAGCAAACGTTGTGGGCCTTGCGCTGAATCCTTGTCCTGTCCGATCAACCTTCCATCGGACTTCCTTGTGACCATCTCGTCGCCCTTTTCCTGTGCTTGGGCAAGCAGATACTCAATGGCCTGCTTGGCGATGCGCTTCTTGTTGATGACCAGCGTCCCGGACTTCGCGGAGCGGACCATCGACTTGAGCATCACGACCACTTCCCGCCACGTCTTGAAGATGGGGTTCGGTGTTTCCTTCTCATCATCCGACGTAGCGCGGACCACGTGGAAGTTGAACTTCCTCGACTGTGGATCGCGGAACGGTCCAATGACCCAACCCCTGACGACCCCGGCCTCGACGATGATGCGCTCATCACTGGCGACGAGCGTTTCATCCTTTGACTGTGTGTCAGGCTTATCGGGCGCTGTGGGCTTCACGCGTGTGACCGCCACGACTACTTGGCGCTTGGGGTTACGGAGATTCTGTTCCTTGGCGAGTTCGATACCTTTCCGGATCAGCTTGCGATACGCGGTCTCGATGTCGAGTGCGTTCAGGCGTCCACCGTCAAGGTGCTTGGCACCGGAGAAATCGGGCATCGTGCCGGGCCTCAACGCTGCCGCATCCGGGAACCAGTGAATCTCGTAGTTGAACACTTGGGCTTCATCGACTCCCTCGATGGGGGCCTTGAGACCCTTCTTCGCCATGTCGTACAGCGTGTGGTAATGCTTGTTCAGCGTCTTGTACATCCACTGGATATCGTCGTACTCAACACCGTTGCCCTTGTCGGCGGTTTTCTTGATCTGCTCCACGCGCTCTGCTTCTTCGGGCGTGCCGAATGCGCGGGCCAGCATCAAGTAGTTGCCGGTGTGGTTGTTGACGGTCTCATTCCGTAAGTACCGGGACAGCATCTTCTTCGCTTCTGCGGGCGTCGTGGGGCGTGCGTCGTTGGCCTCGTCGACTTCGATAGACTCGAATGCACTCACTGGAACGAGGATGTCGTTCTCGCCGCCCGTGGGACGGACCTTCACGGTCGCTGCCTTGCCCTTGACCGAGATCGCGCCCCCGCGTCCAACTACCACGCCGGTCATCTTCTTGCCGTTCGCTGCCGTGAACTTGACCTTCTGGCCTTCCGGGAAACGGATGCTGTTCCAGATTGGATCGTCACGGTGCGGCGGGGCCATGCGCGATTCCAGCATCGATGCGCCTTCGGGGTCCGAATGCTTCCCGTTGTGGTTCATGGCCTGTGTAAGTCCGAGTTTCTTCGCGCCCACGTAGCCTGCATCGTGGCTCAATGCCAACACGTCCTCACCGTCGATGTCCGAAGGCTCCATGTCGACGAGATCGCCGTTGCGAGCATCGAACGTGAACGTGATCGCCTTTTCCGGAAGGTGACTGCCGGGCCAACGATCCTTCCAGTCCGACACCGCCTGTGCCGACACCGTGACCGAGTAGCTCGAACCGTGCTTCTTGACCTTGACGGATTCGTTGGTGCTTTCCAGTTCCGGCATCTCTGCTTCCGGTTCCGGGACGAGCACACCGACCGCCGAGTTCGCGGCCAGATTGAATGTCTTGTGCTGCTTCTTGTCCGTCCGGTCCGCTTCGACTTGAATCATGCGGCCCTTCTGGTTTACGCCACTGACGCGATACTGAACGCCCGGCCCGAACACGAGCGTGTCACCCTTCACGATCTCAGAGGCTTTCGTGTAGTTGACCGTGAGCGTCAATTCAGTAAGGCCCTGTGCGAACTGCTGGATCGGCATGTAATCAACACCGTCAGCGGTCTCGACCGCAACAAGCGCGGACTGTTCCCCGGTCGCGAACGAATCGATGCGCGGCGTCCACGTGTCATTCTCGCGGACCCACACTTGCTTGCCCACAATGGCGTTGCCATCGACGTAGCTTGCGTCCGGGTACAGGACCCGGAACGCGGCATCGGTCAAGCCGCCCTCGTCGACCACGCGGATCAAGTCGGCGTCAACTTCTTCCTTCACGCCCGCATTGGTGGTGATGTTGTTGGGCTTGAACGTCGGACGCTGGTCCTTCGCGCCGGTTTCTTTCTGACGCTGTGTCAACCGCGCCTTGGCGTCACGAGTCGGCGTGCCCTCGATGATCGTCAAGTCGGACACTTCGCCCTCTTCGGTCCTGTCGCCCGCGTGTACGAGCAACTCGAACGTGGCGGATTCCTTGAGATCGGTCGACATCTTGTCAAGCTGCGCCTGTGTGAGCGGCCCACGGAACACGACAAGGAACGTCGACTCCGCGCCCTCGACTACGGTCTCGACGAAAAGTTCAAACAACTCGCTCGAACTCTCGTCCAGCCACAACTCAAACATGATCGCTGCGGCCCCGGTATTGGTCGCGCTGTACACCGGGTCCTTGCTGATGAAATGCTTCGCGAAGTCACGAGCGTCCTCTTCCGTCATATCCGCTTCTTCCCGGAACCGGGCAGCGGTCGACGTGACGATTTTGACGTAGTCCGGATGGTGACGGACAGTCCCGGCAATCGTTTCGGGCAACTGTGCGTCCTCGCGGAACCGGGCGATCTTTTTCGCCATCCCGGTCCGGGCCATCATCTTACCGCGCAACTTGGCTGCGCGTTTCTGTTTTGGCGTCAAGATACGAAAGGTCGTGCGCTTACCCCCGCGCCGGGCACGCTTCAACGCGTACACTTTACGCTTGCGCTTCATCGCTGAGGTTGCACGACGGACATTCACTTCGTTGAGTGGCATCTGGCGTCTCCGTATCCGGCGTAGTGGGCGGCGATTACCGGGCCACAACGTTTATCTTCGACATGTCGACTTCCACAAAGGCACCGTTCGGAGCCTGCACCGAGAGACAGCGATCCGCCGGGAGCGTTGGGTTCACCAACACGATCAGCGGTCTCACGTCTCCCTTGGCGAGAATGGTATATCGCGCCAGCACACCGTCCACTTCTTGCTGCACAAGAACGCGATCATTCTTGACCAACACTTCTTGAAGGTAGCGCATCGCCTCTTGATGATGCCGCTTGATGAACGTGCTGTTCGATTCCTTTGACGTTGTGTCAAGAGCTTGCGGGTTCTTCACGTGCGCGAACACGATATGCAGCATGGCACACGTGCGCTCGATTGCGGCTGGATCAAGATGCACTGAAACGGCCAACCGACCGAAATCAATTTTTCGGTCGGTCACGAGTGTAGCCCCGTTATCCTGCGATCCCACGTCGATCCTTTAGACCAGTTTCAGTCGGTTCCCGTTGTTCCCCGCCGGTGGCATGTCGTGAGCGATCTGCACTTGCTTCCCTTGCTCCCGCATCTGCCTCATCACGGTCTGCCGCACTTCTGGTTCTTTGGCCTTGGCGAGTTCCTCGAACTTGCTGTACGCCTCTTCGATGTTCGCGGCTGGAATCGGGATCATCGCGTCCGCTTTCACGCTCCCGCCCGGCACACCGATATGGTACGAGACGTAGCCAATGAACCGAACATCCTTCGGACCGAACGTGCCGACAACCGGCACTTGTTCACGGATGCGTCGTCCCTTCGTGTCCTCGTATTCCTGTATCGCCATAACGACATACGGAACCGCTGCACCCGCCGGTTCCGCTGCTTTGCCTGATTCGTTTTTCGCCTCGTCTGCCATCGCCGGATTTTACCTTTCCTTTGCACTACACACCACTCGAAAGTGCTCCGGGGACCCGCCCCGGAACCACGTAATTGACGCCTTTAGCGGCCCGTCCTGTACGGCAACGTCGTATATCGGTTCTCGCGGCCCTCGACGGCCTTGATCCTTGACACAGCGTCAGCCACCACGATCTCAAGAGGCCGGTCCGCATCGATTGGGGTCAGCCAGTGCCACTCAAGCATCGTGGTGTAGTTCTGTTTCAGTTGCGTGCTGACCACCGGAGCCATCGCCTCGAAGCGGTCCTTCGCACCCCCACGCTCGGCCATCCGTTTCGCCCTGACTTCCGGCGACACGCGAAGAAAGAATGCCACGCGGGGGTCATAGGGGATGAACATGACGTTGTCGATCAACTTCCGGATCAATTCCGGGTTAGCGCCCATCGCGTGCTGGTATGCGAACGTGCTGAACAACCACCGGTCCATCACGACCACGTCGCACACCTTCGCCTGTCCGCGCAACCACTCACGTTGCTCATTGGCCGACGCTGACATCAACAACAAGATCGTGTCCGCATGTAGTTCCTGATCGCCCATGAGCAAAGTCCGGATGCGTTCCGCCGCTGGTGTTCCGCCCGGTGCCCGGCTGTGACACACCGTCATACCTTCGCGCTGCAACGCTTCCGCCACGGCCTTTGAGACCGTCGACTTACCAGAGAAGTCCAATCCCTCGAAGAACACAATCATGCGGACCCTTTCCGTCTCCCGGACCCACGTTTGATGCCCAACTCGGCGGCAATCTGCTGGACCCGCTGCTTGCTCACGCCGAACGTCTCTGCAATCGCCGGATGCGTCACGCCCTTGTCGAGCAACTTCTTGATCTTCTTACGGTCGATTGCCCCGGCCCAATTCTCCGGAGTCTGCGTCCGCTGCACCGCCGACCAGCCCATGCGCTTCGCACGGTAGTAGGCTTGCTTGGGCGGAATGCCCAATTCACGTGCGGCATCGACGACGGCCATGCCCTCGTCGAATAGCAGCTTCCGGAATCGCTCGATCTGTTTGTCTGTCATTAGGTGACTCGCTTCATCTCCATCGCCACGTTCGCGACGATCATACTTTCATTCAACTCCACTGTCCTCAGACCATCCCGCTCGTGACGGTTCCACGGCTGTTCGATCAACACGGCCCCGCCACCACGCTTTAGGAACTCCCGACAGTGATGCGGACTGTCATCCACCAGCACCCGTCCCGGCCCGGCGCACAGATACTTGTTCATCGTGAACACGTAGTTACGGAACTCTTTACCGTATCGTGCCTGCAACCACGCCAGCTTCCCCTCGACCGAATCCGGGGACCACGCGGGCGTCGACAGGAAATGCACGTCGTACAGTTCCGTCAGCATCCGGTGCATAGGCTCAAAGTGCGGATACTCTTCAAGGTCAATCCAGAAGTGTTTGCCAAGCGTATCAAGAACAGACCACAACTGCTCTTCGGTCCGCCCCGTCACCGTCGCAACGGAGTACGTGCCAACGGGCCAGTGCCGCATGTTCGACTCGTAGTCGTGCCCTAACGCCTGCAACGTCGCCTTCACGAAATTGCACGCAACCCCGTCCATATCCAGATAGACGATTTTCTTTTGACTGTCCGTCATACTTTCGCCCTCACCGTGATCTTGTCCGCGTCGCCCCACTCAAGGACGAACGCAATCCGCAAAACTTGCAACTCCCGGACCAGCAAAGACGCCACCAGCCCGTCGCCTTTCAACTCGGCACTGCCACCGCGCTCGATTGCCAGCAACGCGTCATTTACCTCGTGCGCCGTCACTAAGCTAATGCGCTGCGGAACGAATACACCCGGCTCGATTATCAGTTCCAACTTTCGCATCACGTCACTTCGCCCCTTTACGCTTCGCCACTGACGCTGTGTCAACGACCGCAATAATTCGCTTATACGGGTTCACCCGGAACACCAACCGCATCACGCTCTTGACGCCGGGCACGTGCCACGCCAGCCACGTAAACGGACGCCGCCAACGACCGTACGTGTCGACCAATCGACACAGATCAATCGTCCCCGGCGGTAGTGGGCTCCCGCCTGTCGCGTCATCCTCGTCGGCACCAATCGTCGTCATTACATCCTCATGCTCTGCGAAATGGAGAGGTACTGCATCTCCAACGCAATCCACGCTTCCTTCGCGGCCTGCTCGACACGCTCCATGAACTTCTTGCCGTGTTCACCGCACAGAATCACGTTCTTTGCGTGCCGCCCCGACCCACGGGTCACGTGTAGTCGATACTGTTCCGGGAACTGACCGCACTCGTCACACACCTTGCTCATCCGGGGTGTGACTTCTTCGATTTCGAGACTCAGGGTCTTGCAGACCAGTCCCGGCTTCCGTTGCCTTGCCATCTCAAACTCCCTCAATCGCCAATGACGCCTTGTCAAGCCGTTCGAGCATCGTGACGATCTCTTTCGGCAATGCCTTCCGCATCTGCGCTCGTGTCTCGTACTTGAACGTCGTCACGACCATCGAGCGGGATTGAAACTCTGCCGGGTCATCCGGCCACGAACGTGTAAACCGATTCAGCTTCCCGTACTTTTTCTTCCACGGGTACCGAAGTTTGAACCGACTAAGCCCGTCGTCGTAAACGAACTCAACCCCGTAACAACCACTGCCGTATTCGCACAGCCTGCTATTCAACGCCAGCGCCAGCTTCCCGCCGACGCGATCCGAAAAGCCCGTCGTCCAGTCATCCCGGCGGAACAGGGCGAACACGTCGAACTCGTACTTAGGCATCGTGACTCGTAGTTTCATCGTCAGTTCCTTATATCGGGCACTCCCCGGCCTTGTCCTTCAACTCGCCCCACACGCGTTCAGTGAACGTCTCCGCTGTCTCGACGCCCAACTTGTCCTCTGCGTCGTACTCCACGTCGATCTCGTCCACTTCCTGCTTCCACGTCTCAAGCTGGTCGATCTTGTCCTCGTAGTCGCTCACCAGTTCTGAATCCGGGAAGTGCTCTGACACGTTGTCAGCCTTTTCCCTGAACGCGTCGACCGCCGACTCAATGGCATCGGACAGTTGCGTCTTGAGCCCGTCCAGTTCCTCAGTCGCCGGGACGTGATCCAGCGAATCCTGAACCGACTCCACGTTGCCGTACAGTTCTGACAACGTGTCATTCGACTCTGTCTCTGACGAGCGAAAGGAACACTTACCGCACTTGACCGAACGCGGGCCGTAGCGCGACTTGACCCACTTGTACGCACTGCCCTTGTTGATCGGCTCGCCGCACCCGCGACAGTTGCCTTGCGCCTTCCGGGCGCTCTTGACTGCGTTGATCCGTAGTGTGCTCATGTTCCCCTCTTCAAAGTTTGGTTGCTCACGGCTTCACCTTCTTCGGCCCCTGTCCCGGCTTCACCTTCTTCGGCCCGCCCGACTCACCGGACGGCTTGGCCGTAAACACCCTCGCCACTTCCGCCTCAATGGCCTGCACGCCCGTAGGGTTCTCGCCGCGCCAATACTGTTCCCCGGCCAGAATCGCCGCGCTCACGATATGCCCACACGCCCGATAATTCTCAACCGCGTGCTGGTACGTCCGCGTCGCCCACACTTCCCGGATAGCGAGAAACAAGTCTGGCAACTGGTTCGCGTACCACTTGCGCCTGTCCTCGTCAGTGGATGCGTCCCGGCGAGCCTCAGCGGCCTCGTAGTACGTGACCAGCACCGCCATGTTGAACAGGGTCCGGTACGTCGAATGCTGCCCGAACGTCGGTTGGCTCTTCCGCTTCTCAACCCGGTCAGGGTCGTTGAAAGAGGCGATCATCGATTGCGTGAGCATCTGGCGTAGGTACTTGCGTTCTGCAATGTCCTCGAACGAATCAAGGATGCCATCGCGCCGCTTCTTGACGATCTTCTCGACCGCCCGTTTCTTCGCCAGCATCTTCTTGACGAAACTCATGTCGTAGTCCCCGCCCTTGAATGAATCCGGGGCGACGAGCACGTCGCCCCGGCTTTGACACTCTGTCAGTCACTCACCGTCAGCTTGACGGTCGTCGCCTCACTGGTCGCCGCGTCCTTCTGCACTTCCTTGACGTACTCGGCCTCATCCCACTCGCGGCCTTCCAGTTCCGCCACGCGCTTTGCTGCCGTGATAGCCGCTTCCTTCCACTTCGGGTTCGACCGCTCACTCTCGCTGATGCTGATTGCAACTTTGCCGTGCTCGAACTCCCCGCCGTGGGCTTTGTGGGCCTTCATCACCGTCACAAAGTCCTTGCGGACATCACCCAACAGCGACAGGCTCGACTCGATCTCCGTGCCACACGCCAACACCGTCTGCGGCACCGTAGCCTCGCCCTTGAGGCTCACAAGGACGCGCCGGAAGGTCTCAACCCCCCGCACCACGTCCCGGCTCATCCCGGCGAGCATCTTGTGCGTCGCGGCCCCTAGCGTCGCCTCTTTCGGCTCCGATGGGACCTTGCCCTTCTTGACCTTGACCTTTGTTGCCATGACCGTAGCTCCGTTGTCTTGCCCCGTGGGGCTCTGTGTCCGGAAAAGTGGGGGGCGCACCACGCGCCCCCCGGTCCGCCCGCTCTTACGCGAGCGTTTTCGTGTACATCGCGTCCAGCAACTTCGCGAACGCCAGCTTGTACGCCTCTTTCCGCATGTCCAGCGTCGGCTCGAAATCGCCGTACTTCACCTTGCGGTACTCTTCGTACGCGGGGTAATCGTGCGCGGCCAAGAGGGTCGTGATGGTCTGGCGGACCTTGTCGAACTCGATCTCGCCACGCGTGACCGCCTGTCCATCCTTCTCGCCGATCTTCACGTCACACGCCGCTTTGATCTCCGCTGCCTTGGTTTTGTCGATACCAGCCATGATAGTTCTCCGGTTGTCTTGCCCCGTGGGGCTCTGTTTCCCGGCGGCACCCTTGCCGCTCATGTATTGAATATACAGCCTGCCAAGTAAAAGGCAAGGGCTATTCCCGATTTATTTCACGCCCCCGGCGTCGGCTTACAGGGCGGGTTCCCGGACCGCCCAAGCAAAACCCCGGATGACTGTGTGTCAGCCGGGGTCAACGGGGACGCGGGTAGTTGACGGCTATTCGTCCTTGGGGGCTTCGGCCTGCTCGCGCTTGTCCGTTGTCTTTACGCCGGGTCGCGCCTTGCCGTCCTGCTGCTTGGGAACAACTACGTCCTCGCCTGCTTCATTGATGCCGCCCGCCAGCCCCGCGTCCTCGACGATGATACCGGGCTTGACCTTCTGCTTCTGCTTCTCGTTATTCATGGCTCTTCTCCGTAGTCAACTTCACCCAACAAAAAACCGGGACTTTCGCCCCGGTTCCAGTTTACTTCTTTGCGTCAAACAGGGGCAAGGATTCGTCCTGCTCGACATCCGACTGCATCCGATAACCCACGCCCCACACGGCGGACAGGAACTTCTGATCGATTTCATCCGCGCCGCTGTCCTTGCACTTGTCCTTGAAGTTTCCGTAATCCACGTCCAGCGCCAACTCGGTCATCAGGCGCACAAACTTCTCGCGCTCAATGAATACGCGAAAACGGTAATCGGACTTCTTGCTCTCGTAGATCGTCCCCGGAGCCGGAACCCACGACGGGAACGCCAAGTGCAACTTGACCAAGTGCTCACGACGCCGGGCACGCAACATCACACGCCCATAGTCCAACTCGACCTTTGCACCCTTCACGCTCTTCTCCCCGGTGTCCTTCCGGGCACAAACCGCTGAGAAGAAACCGAATCTCGATGTAATCCACACGTTCGCCTCACTTTCCCGTGTCCCCATTGACACACCGTCAAGAGTACACGAGCGGTGGTGAAAGTCAAGGGCTTTTCCTAATACCCTGCCAGCTTGATCCGCTTGAGCCGGGCCAGCATCGCATCCCGGTCAGGCATCTCGGACTCACGCTCGGTGATTTCTTTCAGGGGGGCCGACCGCACGAACAACCGATCACGGCAGTTTGAAATGCAAGCGGTAACACCCGCTCGCGGGGTAGTAGGCAGATTGAACTTCGTAAACGGGCCGCGCTCGAACATGTACCGGCATCCGGGGCACGTCCGCTTGTCCCCCGGACCGACCCAATAGATCAGGCTTTGCGCCGGGAGTGCGATCACGCGGGCACTGTCAAAGAAACTCTCCATCGTGTCGATGTACATGCCCAACCGCCGGTCAAGGCTCATGGTGCCAGACTCTTCAACTACGGCAGTCAGGAACCCGTTTAGGTAGCGCGTCTCATGGGTCATGGCCGTCTTGAGCCACTTGTCGTCGCCGGGGCCAAGAATCACCATCGGTGCCTTCGCGCCTTGCCCTGTGCCGGTCGCACCGCCCGCACGCAAGCCCGCAAGGAATACGTCGCGCCACGATTCCTTCATCCGGTTCCGGACCTTCTTCCGGAACTGACTCTCTGTCAACTTGTGCCGATAGAACTGGTGGATGAATCTCGCGATGTCCGTCCGCGTTTCCTCTTGAACCTTCCGGAGCTTGCGCCTGCCAACCGTGACCCCAACTTTGCGGTCATGCCCAACTTCAATGGCATCAAACGTCCGCAACTTGCCCACGTTCTGCAAGAGCATCAAGTCCTGCTGTGCCACCGTCGCCAGCGCCTTCCCCTCTTCGATCTTTCCAGACAGGGACAGCACCGTCGACGGCGCAAGTATGAACAGATCATCCGACTCGTAGTTAGGAACCGACATCGAAAGGATCGATCCCCCGGTTCTCGGCCTGACACACAGTCACCGCACGATAGCGCGTCTGTGCCCGGTGGACGCTCGACGCGGTCAACTTACGCCGGGCATGGTTCCCCCGGTACTTCTCAAACTGTTCTTCCGACTTCGGATACGGCGTGCAGCACGACGCCACTTCGTTCTTGAACACCGTCGACGGCGCAAACCGGGGCGTCGCTACGTCGGCAGAGATTCCGTTGCGCGGGGTCCAGTTGACCGGAGCGAACATGCCGAACGCCGGGATCGAGACCGCGTTGTCCATCGAGACTTCACGTGCGATCTCTTCGCAGAAGTGACTGAGGAACAGGAATGCGGTCTGTTCCGACACGCCCATCTTCCGGGCCGTGTTCGCGATCACTCGCTTGAGCGGGGCCGCGCTGCGCCCCTTGTGCAAAGAAGTCAGTTCCATGATGACTACTCCAATGAGTTGTCCGGAGTCTCGAAGATATTTTCCGGTTCCAGCCCCTTTGCCTTGGTGTCCTTGGGTGCCTTGGCTCCCTTGGTTTCATTGATTGACTTCGCCTTGTCCTTCAACGCGGCCAAGTCCTCTTTGAGTTCCTTACCGTGCTGATCGTCCTTGTACTCATCCTCAAGCGACACGCCTGCCACGATTGGCGGCAACGTCGACGGGTCAACTTGCCGCGCCATCTGCTCTTCGATGGAGTCGTCTTGGTAGTATTCGGCCAAGTCACCGATCACCTTCCGCAACGAGGGTGACTTGTGGATTGCTTTCGCGATAGCCAACTTCTCTGCATCCGCGAGTTCCGTGTACCCTTCGTACGTCTCCATCGGCTCGGTAATCTGCCTCAGCATATCCGGGCCGTGTTCCTTGAGGACCTTGAGACGTGCAGCGGCAGACAACGACTCCCCGACGCCGCCCTTCTCACCAGCCGGTCCGAACTTACCCACGTTCTTGACCAGCTTGGCAACCATCTCATCGGGTAGTTTGGCAAAGTCCGTCAGGATGTACGTGGCCCACACCTTCGGGTCGATCTGCATTGACTGCGACAACTGTGACATTGCGTCAACGATCTGGTACCGAAGCTGAACCAACTCAAGCCGCTCGAACTCATCAAGATAGCTGATCGGCGACATCTGGACTACATACTTCGCCTTCGACACGTCAATGCCGCGCAACGTCAAGTGAATGTCGGACAGATTGCGAAGGCCATAGATGGCCGTCTTGCGTACGCGCTTGCACGAACGCGCAAACCGCACGTCCTGTTGCATAAGCGTCGCCTTGGCGTTGATCTCGCCCTCGAACCCCATGTACGCCTTCGGGACCTTGGCAGTCGCGAAGAACATGTTCCGGAAGTGCTCGATGTCGAACACCTGACCGGGGTCCGCAGAGCCACCACTGAACTGCTCAACACGGGACCGCTCTTCGTCGCGGCGCACCGGGAAGAAAATGTCCTCGACCGGCGTGAGCGGGTTGTACAGCTTCTTGTAGTTCTTGTCCGCCGGGTCGATGAACTCGTGCTTGCGGAACTTCTTCCGCCAGTGGTTCACGTACGATGTTGCCTCGTGTTCATCCATGTCGCCAACGTCGATGAACACGATGTTGCGGTCCGGGGCACGGCGCAACCGGTAAATCAGCATCGCGTCCTCAGCGAGCGCCAGTTGCCGCCACGGGCGGAACAACGGCTCAAGCAACGAGGACCCGTACTCGGTTTTCTCGTCCTTGCCAAGCAGGCGGAAATGCGCGTAGTCCCAAGGCCAACTCACTTCACGCTTGTTGCCCCGAAACTTCTGCCCGTCCTCACGGAATCCGATCAGGCGTGAATACTTGTCAACCACGCGATACATCTTGGTCGGTTCAACGTGCTTCCACGCCAGCACGCCCTTGCCGCTCTGGTAAATCAATCGGCGGAACGTGTCGCCCTGCTTGCTGAACTCACGCACCACGGACGAAATCACGTCCTCGATTCGGCAGTTGACGAAACACTCATCGACGGCCTTCGTAAGTTCACTGTCGCTTGATTCGACCCACGCGGAACGCTGCTTGTCGTAGTCGGGTTGTGTGGTCTCTTCGGAGTAAAGATCGAGCACCGCCTGAACGATACCGAACGAGTCCATCTCTTCGTAAATCTGGTACCGCGCACGCCGGTCCTGTGCGAGAGCAAACATGCGGCTCCACACTTCTTGCGACGACATCGTTGCGTCAGTGGGGCCTGCTGACTCATCATCAAACATCCGGGGGTGCTTGGACAAGCCGAACAAGCCGAACAAGCGCGTAAACCATGACTGGCTGCTTGGCATCGGAGTATCTTGTGGCACGGTCATCCCCCTCGTTTAGCGTTCGTCTGTAGTTCGGCCCATGATACTTTGCGTCCACCGATCACGCGACGGTCTTTGGGCTCCAAAGATTCCGCGTCCGGTGTAACGACCCGGTTTGACACAATGTCAACGCCCGGCAGCACCAGTTGCGCGTTCGCGCTCATCCGTGGATCACCAATCGCAGTCCACGTCACACCAGCAACCGCGTCCGCCACGTCTTTCGACCCCTTCGTTCCGTCACTCGCCCGTTCCGGGTGGTCAACCTTGCCTGTCTGAATGTCCAGTTGCAAGTCCAACATCTCGCGCTCAAACACCCCGTATGGGTAGTAAAAGAGTCGCCGGTCGAACAATGCGGATCGCAGACTCAAGTACGGGGCTGGATCGCGGTCCACCGACAACAACCCTGCAAACTTGCCCACGTTCGCGGGCCGGTTGGGACCCTTAGCCTTGAGAGCCGAATACTGGACCTTGTTCAAAATCTGGATCATATCCGCCGACTGGAAGCCGTCCGCCGTCACGCGGATGATGTTGTAAAACTTTCGTAGGTAGAGGATGAATGCGCGCAACTTCGAGAAGTCAATTTCTCCCGACAATGGCGGCAGCACGCGCACCATCATGTCCATCAACATCACGGGCTCTGTACGCTCGGACATCACCCCATCCGGGCGCATCTTCTGCGTCGTCATCAATCCACTCACGTGCCCCATCGCGAATCCGGCAGAGTCGCCGCGCAACGCCAAGTCAAGGTGGATCGCACGCGGGGCCATTGGATTGAGTTTCGGACGCCACTTCCCGTCGACCACGTCGCAGACCTTGTCGACTTCAAAATAATCCTCGATGTAGTCGTCCAACTCTGTCGACACTGACACAATGTCAGTCTTGAACGGGTTCGGGATCGCAGTACGCGCTGCGTCGAACACCGATTGCCGGTCACGGATCAGTGGGCTCACGTTGAACGTCGCCACGCCTGCCACGTCGCGCAACGCTTGGTCGACATCTTCCTCGAATGGTTTCCGCAACGCATCCGGGACTTCAACGATACGCGTCCCCGGTCGCGGCTTGTCCGTTGGCAACAACAGCCGGGAGCGAGACATGCGGTCCCCGACTTCCACGCGAAAAGTCGTCTTGCCGAACTTATGTTTGGCCTTCACTTCCCACAGTTTGTAGTCGCTGACGTACGTGTGCTCGCTGCGCTGGACCTTCTTCAAGTGCTCTTCAAGGAAGGATGTTTGGGCCTTGCGCGACGACATGAGCAGCATGATCCCCGGCACTACTCCACCGGGGCGAAGGAAGCGCGAAAGCAAACGTGCATACACCGTGTTGTACAAGTCGTACGCCTGCCCGGTCGCGACGCCGCTTTCCTTGTCTGTCTTGGCACGCATGAAGTTCACTTCGTCCATCGCGTACGCAAACATGTTGAGGCCGATGGCGTGCAATTCCGTCGAGCCGCTCAGGACCTTGATGCGCTTACCCGTGGTGGGCTCGAAGTCGATCACGCTGTCAATCTTGCGATTGCGCGGAAACTCGTTCGTGAAGTACGGCGACATGTCGATGTAAGACTTGATCGTCGAGTAACCCGTGTCGGCCACTTGACGCTTTGTCAACGAGAAGATGCCGAACGTGATGAGCGAGTCAGGCAGCAAACCGTAGTACGCCGCCGGGTTGCGGATGCACGTCAGCCGGTACAGCGCGTACGCCTTGGCGACCATCGCGACGGTCGTCTTGCCGGTACCGATGGCTCCGGTCATCACCCACTCGAAAATCTTCGAGCCGGGAGCGAACACCTTCGATAAATCTTCCTTCCAGCGCGGATGAAGGTCCTTCGCAACGCGCCCAAGGTAGTATTCGTCCGTGGTGAAGGTCTCGACCGAAACAGGCTTCCGCTCGAAGTCAAGTTCCCACAGAACTTCATGGATGGTGTTATCGGCCCGGCCCGTCAAGACGGCTTCGGCCAGCCATTGCAACACGACATTCTTTTCAAACGCTGACAGACCGTCAAACAACGCACGGTCACTGTGCAACACACTCTCCACGATCTTGTCGAAGAGCCGCTTGGCGTCCCCGGTGACGACGCTCTCAGGGGCTTCAACCTCGACCCCTTTGACCTTCACCTTATGAGGACTGGTCGGTGGATAAACCTTTTTTGGCAACGGCCTTCCCCTTCTTGACGCTAACGACCTTGGCCGACTTCTTAGGTAGTTTCACTCTCGCCACCTTCTGCATCAACCGCTTCGTATCTTTGGAGTCAAGCAAGGCGGGCAAACGCGCCCTCAACACTTCCAGCACGTTCCGCAC